GGACATGGGCAGGTAAGTATGCAGCATTGAAGAGGCCAGACATCATCGTAAATCTTGGCGACTGGGCTGACATGGAATCATTGTCTTCCTACGACAAAGGAAAGAAATCCTTTGAAGGACGTAGATACAAAAAGGATATTGATTCCATAAAGAAAGCAGTAACAATGTTCGAGAAGCCCATTAATGATCTGAATGATGAACTGGCTAAACAGCACAAAAAACGATACAATCCACGGAAGATCATTACATTAGGTAATCATGAGAACCGTATAGTCCGTGCAGTAGAGAGCAGCCCGGAATATGAAGGGATCATTGATTTGGATGATCTTCCTTACAAGGAACATGGATGGGAAGTGTATCCATTCCTTCAGGTAGTAATCATTGAAGGAGTTGCATTCAGCCATTACTTTACGACAGGCATCATGGGCAGGCCAGTAACTACCCCTGCCGCTTTGTGTAGAAAGACACATATGTCATGTGTCATGGGGCATGTGCAGAAAGAAGGCATCCATACGGAATATCGTGTTGATGGTAAGAGGATCACAGGTATCTTTGCCGGTGCTTTCTACCTGCACGATGAAGACTATCTTGGACCGCAGGGTAACCAGCACTGGAGGGGAATCTGGATGTTACACAACGTCAAGGATGGGGACTTCGATATCATGCCAGTGAGTATGTCGTATCTAGAAAGGAAATTCGGATGATCGGCAAATCAATGTTCTTTGACAAGAAAGGCGGTTCCGCTAAACTTGAAGAGCCAAAGAAGAAAGACTTTGGTCTTGACGAAGGATACCCGGAAGATAATAAAGATCCTGAACCTGGAGTTCAACTAAGTTTACCAATTGAGTAAGATGGGTAATGCCCTTTTATTGGTGATTTCTTTGATATACACCTTAGTAGGAATATCCTACGTCAGGGATAGAAACTATCCGTTAGCCTTGGTATTCTTCTGTTACGGACTATCTAATCTTGGATTTATATGGCTGAATTTGCAAACACTAAAAACGGAATGATGGAACCGTGGATAGAAACATATACTGGAAATAAATTCAATTTTACTTACATACATGATATTAGTAAGATAAATATTGAAGATATTGGGCATTCTCTTGGCAATCTATGTAGATACACAGGTCATTGCCAATATTTCTATAGTGTTGCTCAACATTCAGTAAATGTTTCTTATCTTGTCCCAAAAGAGAAAGCTGTATGGGGATTGTTACATGATGCTGCGGAAGCTTACTTGGGAGACATGTCTTCTCCACTTAAACTTCTAAATCCTTCATACAAGCTTCTTGAGCAAACTACAATGAGCCGAATAGCAAATAGATTTAATTTGCCTATCTTCTTTTGGGAAGATAAAGATGTAAAACTTGCAGACACTTCTCAATTGAAAATAGAATCTTTTTATTTATTGCCTAATAAAGGCAAAGACTGGTATTTCCCAGACAATTGTGTTGATGGAATAAAACCAAAGATCCTTACACCAAAGGAGTCCATTGAACTATTTATGGAGCGAGCAAAAGAATTAGGAGTACATTGATATGGCGCCACTACTTAGTGCATTAATTACTTTATTCGATCCTATTTCAAAACTGATAGATAACCTTACTCTTTCTCCAGAGGAGAAGGCGAAACTACAGCAGGAACAATTCAAGTTACAGGTTGGTATCTATACTCAGGCACTCGAATACGAGAAAGCTGCGATGGAGGCAAAAACTAGTATCATTCAGGCAGAAGCAAAATCGGATTCGTGGCTAACCAAAAATTGGCGGCCATTGGTAATGATTTTCTTTTGTATCATTGTTGGGATGTATTGGTTTGGTATCGTTCCGCCGAATGCTACACCAGAAGTAATCAACAAGCTATTTGAAATCATCGAGCTTGGTCTTGGTGGATATGTTATTGGCCGTAGTGTTGAGAAAGTTGTTCCTTCTATTGCTGAAGCGATTAAGAATAAAAAAGAGTGATGTATGGCTCTTACAGTAAATGACCTAGCCGAACGGCTAAGGGTTATGGACGAAATTACCGTCATGGAACTTCTGGATATTTCTTCAGAAGAACTGGTAGATCGCTTCGGTGATTTTATCGAAGCGAAGTATGATGTATTGATTGGGATGTTCGACGATGTCGATGAAGAAGAAGACGGAGAAGGATCTCTTGAGTTCTAAAGACAGACGCGATCCAAAGCATGAATTCAAAAAGGGACATCGTACCAAAAAACATTTTCTTAATTCTGTGAGAGATAAGGAGGCAATGGATGAAATCAGAACCGAAGTATTACAAGATTCCCGCTGAGACATTACGAGCCATTATCGGATACCTGTTGAATCGACCAATGTCGGAAGTTGAGGCAGGAGTATATGCTCTACGTAATCTGGAGCCTCTTGTAGAAGAGGAGAAAGATACAGGGAAGACTGATGACAAATAAGAGCAGATTCAAGACGCCTCTTGCTGAGGACGTGTTTAGAAGGAAATATGCACAAGGGCCTAACGATACCTGGGATGCTCTTGCTGAGAGGGTTGTTGAAGATGTCTGTGGGACTCGATGGGGAACAGAACACAAACTGATGTCTGATTCCGACAGAGAGGCCCTTGTGCAGGCTATCAAGGAATTCAAATTCATTCCCGGCGGAAGGTATCTTTACTATGCAGGAAGGCCACTGAAATACCTGAGCAACTGCTATCTACTTCGTGTTACCGAGGACACAAGGGAGGAGTGGAGCAACGTAGTATGGCGAGCAATGTCATGTTTAATGACAGGTGGTGGGATTGGAATTGACTATAGCATTGTCAGACCATCAGGAAAGCCATTACAAAGGACTGGAGGAATTGCATCTGGTCCAATTCCATTGATGTATTGTATCAATGAAATTGGCAGGAATGTGATGCAAGGAGGTTCAAGAAGGTCAGCTATCTATGCTTCTCTTAACTGGAAGCATGAAGATATCGATGCCTTCCTTGAATCGAAGAACTGGCACAAACAGGAACTTGGCTTGGTGTATTCAGGAAAAGAGGGCACCAACAGCTATTATACAGTAGCAGATGCAAAGTTCGCTGATTTCAATTATCCTGCTCCATTGGATATGACCAACATTTCAGTGAACTATGATGATGCTGCTCTTGTTGGTGGTCTGGAGAATAACAAGGTATTCCTGAAGAATTGCTATCAGGCATTGTCAACAGGTGAACCAGGATTCAGCTTCAATTTTGGAGACAAGCAAAGAGAAACCCTTCGGAACGCGTTAACTTTTAGTAGCGCCCTACACTAGTAATAGTGTTTGAATAACTAACCTAAAAACAGGGGAAGTCCAGACCGGATAATCCTGTGCCAATTCTGTATAGAAAGGTGCAACGACTATGAGTATAAACGAAAAGCAACTTAGCAAACTACTGTATTACTTTACCTCTTTCGATGGCGGTGTTTATGAAAGCGGTAAAGATTGTAAGTTTGTTATGAATATGCGGGCAGAGAATGCCGATTACATTTCATGGGTAGAAAGTACTCTCAACAATTTCGTAGAGACTTCTAAACATAATGTAATCCAAAGAGGAAATCGCGCTCCTCTGGTGTGTTTAATGTCAAAGGCACATCCCAAGTTTACTGCCATTCGGCAAAGGCTTTATTTGCCAGATGGAAAGAAGGTGCTGGATCCACATGAATTATCACTGATGGATTCAGAGGCATTAGCCATTGTGTTTATGGCTGATGGAGGAACTAACCTTGACAAAGGAAAGTATCCTGAAATCAAGCTACACACAAAAGGCTATAGCTACTTTGACAACTTGGCTCTAAGTAAAGCCATCTATGAAAAGCTCAATATCAGGACGACTTTACAAAGACATTATCAATATTGGCACTTAAGGGTAAAGACGGCTGATTTGGAGCTATTCATCAAGACAGTTAAACCACACATTTTACCTAGCTTTTCGTACAAACTCGAACGGTTAGCCCCAGTTTATGACTGGGTGATGATATAGTCTGATCTCCATAGGAATATGGAGTTAACAAAAATGGCACAGAAGTTACATCAGAAGATGATAGTGATGTTTGCAATCTTGGATCTATCAATATCGGCTCTATAGAAACACTGGAAGAGTTCAAGGATATCGTTATACTAGCAACCAAGTTCCTTGTCTGCGGTACACTTCGAGCACATCTACCTTATGAAAAGGTGTACAAAGTTCGAGAAAAGAATCGCAGGCTTGGGTTGGGCCTTATGGGCATTCATGAATGGTTACTCAAAAGGAATCAAAGGTACGAAGTAACCAATGAACTGCACAAATGGCTTGCCGTATATCGAGACTATTCCCGTAAGGCAGCAGATGAGCATGCAGATCGTCTATTTGTAAGCAGGCCAGTTGCTTGCAGGGCAATTGCTCCTACAGGGACGATTGGCATCCTTGCTTCAACTACCACTGGTATTGAGCCACTGTATGCCGTAGCCTACAAACGTAGGTATTTGTCTGACGGTACTCGGTGGAAGTATCAGTTCGTTGTTGATGCAACTGCTGATCATTTGATAAAGCACTACGGGATTGATCCAGACAAGATAGAAACGGCCTCAGATTTGGCAGAAGATTATGAGCGAAGAATCAAATTCCAGGCAGACATTCAAGATTACGTTGACATGTCAATATCCAGCACCATCAACCTTCCTCCTTGGAACACAAGAGAAGGCACCGAAGATTACGTCAAAAGATTTGCTAGCACGCTTGCCAAGTATGCTACACGTCTACGAGGGTTTACTTGTTATCCGGATGGAAGTAGAGGAGGTCAACCAATCACCAAAGTAGAATACAGTGAGGCTATAAAACACCACGGAGTTATTTTCGAAGAGAATGATATATGCGATATAACAGGTAAAGGAGGAGTTTGCGGGGCATAAAAAAGGGGGCTTTCGCCCCCTTTTATTTATTGTTCCGTATTACCAGTTAATACGTTCTCCAATGTATTTACTATCTCATGTTCCTTTTCCATGATTCCTTTTACATCTAGTGGCCTATCTCTTGCATATTCCAATGCATCGTATAAAAGAACGTGAAGCATTTCATGGCAAGCTACTGAATTTAGATTTTTATCGGTAATTGGAATTGTCCAGTACTGACCCAAAGATACTGTGACAAGTTTACTGGATCTGTCTCTAGGGAATGTACATAAAGCCAAGGCATTTACTTTTTTGTCTGTTTTTATTATGCTCCAGTCTTTTAGTCCAAATTTTTCCTGCCAGTAGTAAACATATTGCATGAACTTGTCTTCATTTTTCTTGGACATCTTCCACAATTTATGTTTTTTGTTTTTCAATTTCCATCTCCGAATCAATAAATCTGCGTAGATCAGTTACACGATTCATCCATCCTTTCAGGAAAACTTTACTTTCAGGACGACGTTCAACTATGGCATTATAGGCTGCAATCCTAAGCTGTAAATACTTTACATAGCTATTATCACATTGGTTTAGAAAAGAGTAAGCTCGACTAGTACCCATATTGACTGATGTATCAAACATGCAGGCTGCTAAAGGAAATCCGAGCTTTTCCCATTCAGGTTTCCAGTACTTGTCATAGTAAATATTGGCTGCCTTGGCTAGCTTAAGATCTTTTACATCTTCTTTTGGAAGATTGTTTTCCTGATTGTAAGCATCCAGAGTCCTTTGGGTGATACCGTAATTAGTGGCACCGCCAGGATCTGCGGGATGTTTGACGTAACCTCCCTCATGATCTAACACAAATTTAAGGATTCTTGAGAACATATTTATTTACCTACATAATCAAGGAATTTACGGACTCCAATTGGTGTTTTGGCACCCATCTGGAGGCGTTCCAGTTTGGTAGCCATTCTATTAATGGCAGCTTCCCCAATCATCCTTTCAAGTTGTGGGAAATCACCATTAATTTCGTAGTATTGTTGAATTAGGTCTGGAAGTTTGTCAGCAGAACCAAGCATGGCAGTGCGCTTGATTTTGTCAGAAAGCTCTGCCACTCGTTTGCTTGTTTCTTTCTCTTGCGCTGAATTGTAGTAATCAAGTTCTCTTACAATGCCTTCTGGTAGGCTGTAAAGATTGAATTTTCGTAGGAGATTCTCTCCTTCAGTGCGTGGATATACTCCCACTAAAGGATCTCTTAGTTTGGTGCCCATTGCACCGCCTTCTGGTAGTTTTGGAGAGAACACATCAGAGTTTGATTCGTATAATCCTTGGAGTGATCTTGGTAACATTGCCCGTTTGCCTAGAGCAACGCTGACAGGATCTTCAGGATTCATTACCATTCCAGCAATGTCTCCTGAACGTTGCATGACATCTCCCATGAACGGCAATAATCCCTCGAAGGTAGGATCAATAATTGATCCAGTATCAAATCTACCTGATAGGTTAATACCAGTTAATTTGGAGATAGCACCGTGAGTTATCCATGACAAGTCAGGATTCTCAAAGGCAAGCTTTGCTAATGCATTCCTGATGGAGTAGTCTTTTACCTTTGCCCAAAGATCCGTTGGCAGCATTTTCTTGATGAATTCCCATGCTGCGTCAACAGTGGCAATTCCATATGCTCCTCTAGCTCCAGCCAGAGTAAGGTTAAGCATTAATGCTGTTGTCAATGGGAGATAATCACCGGTTTGTACACCATGTTTTCCGAGTGCATAAAGTTGGTTAAAAATATTTACTTTATATGTCTGTAGTGTAGACAAGGCCGATCCTAGCATTCCCATCCTGTTGAATAATGGAGCACGCTCTGATCTCCTATAGTCAGCCATTGATAGCTTGGTAAGTTCTTCCGCTTTCTGGAACATTTCCATTTCATTTCCTTTGAACTTACCAGATTCATTTAGATGGTGCACAAATGACATGAAAGTGTATGCACGAGTAAGCTGCTCAACCGATGTCATGTTAAGTGCAGCCAGTTTTTCAGCCGCAGCAACTCCGGCAGGTAGAGAAAGTTCTGCGACATCTGACAAGGGAGTGATGTCGATTACTCCATTATCTACAGCATACTTACTTGCAAGGTATCCTATTTCTGATGAGAATGTTCCTTTTCTATGATAGTTATCAAGGAACAGCCCCACAGAATCCATTGTTGATTTGGAGATCGTAGAAATAGGATTGAAATCATATCCCTCTTTCAATAGTTTTAGATGCCATGGCATAGTATTGATAGGCTGGGTTAGGGATATAGCAGTAAACCCTGGCT